CTGGCGTTCAAGGATGAGGCGGGCGGGTTCGACCTGCTGCCGTTTGCTTGGGCGCCACGCGACAACGCCCAGCAGCGAGAGCGCGACGACCGGGTGCCATACCTGACCTGGTCGGCTCAGGGGCACCTCGAGCTGACCGAGGGGAACGTGACCGATTACGATTTTATTTTGTCCCACATCGAAACGCTCGCCGAGCGTTACGATATCCAGACGCTGGCCTTCGATCGGTTCGGCGCGGCGCACCTGGTTACTCAGATGCAGACCGCTGGCCTGCCGGTGATCCAGTGGGGCCAGGGATATCTGAGCATGTCGCCGCCTACGAAAGAACTCGAGCGGCTGATAATTTCCGACGCCGTCCGGTTCCCGGTTAATCCCGTGCTGCGTTGGTGCCTGTCGAACGTGGTCGTCGAGATCGACCCGGCGGGGAATATTAAGCCGAGTAAACGCCGCTCGACCGAGCGGATCGATGTGGCAGTGGCGGCCATCATGGCTATCGGTGCGGCGATGCAGGCCGAGGCGCCCGAGCCGAACGTCTACCAGTCGCGGGGGTTGCTTAGCGTATGACAGACGCGCTCCTCGAATGCATGGCAGGACCACTCGACGGCGCTGTTGTTCGTGTCGACAGCGAGAAGGTGAACGAGTGCGCTGTGGTGGAGTTTAACGACTCGACGGTTTACGCCGTCACTTATATCCCTGACCGGATGCGATACAAGGGCGGTCGATGGGTGTTGCATTATCTATACCCCGAGGGGGTTGATTTATGATTAACTTGTTGCCTCGATGGTTCTCGCGTGCCTACCGCGCGACGTTACGAAACCCCGTCGCCGACTGGCTACGCGACGCGCTGGTGACGAACGCAACGAGCAGCGGTGAGACGGTCACCGTCGACACGGCTTTGCACGTGGGCGCCGTTTATGCCTGCGTGCATGTTATCGCCGAGACAGTGGGTACGCTGCCGTTCAATGTGTACCGCAGGATCTCCGGCGACCGGCGCGAAAAAGATCGCGCGTATGGCCATCCGGTCTACCGTCTGCTGCACGACGCGCCAAATCCCGAAATGACTTCGGCGATATTCGAGGAAGTGCTGATGGCCCACGTTTTGACGTGGGGCAACGGCTACGCCCGGATCGAGCGATCTGGCGGCGGCGTCCCCGTGGCGCTGTGGCCGCTACGTCCTGACCGGATCAAGCCCGAGCGGCTCGGTCCCGACAGGACTTTGATCTATAGACGCACAGACGAAAGTGGCCGCGATATTGAGCACATCGCCGCCGGGGACGTGATCCATGTGCCCGCGATGGGCTTCGATGGAATCGTCGGGTACTCGCCGATCTCGATGGCCCGCGAGGCTATCGGCTTGGCTATAGCGTCCCAAACGGCGGCGGGCTCGTTATTCGGAAACGGCAGCGTGCCCGGCGGCGTGCTCGAGGCGCCCCAGGCAATGGACACGCCAGCCCAGGAGCGGCTGAGATCGTCGTGGGAGGCGTTACACCGGGGCGCTGGCAATCGGGCGCGGGTCGCCATCCTCGAGCAGGGCATGACATATAAGCCGATCTCGTTCACGCCCGAGGATGCGCAGTTTCTCGAGTCGCGTCAGTTCAGCGTCGTCGATATCTGCCGTTGGTTCAGAATGCCGCCGCACAAGGTGCAGCATTTACTCAATGCGACGTTTTCCAATATAGAGCACCAGTCGATCGAGTTCACCCAGGACACGATTCGGCCCTGGCTCGTTAAGATCGAGCAGGAGATCAACCGGAAGCTATTCGCCCCCAGTGGCGAGTATTTCGCCGAGCACTCGATCGACGCGTTGCTTCGCGGTGATAGTGACACGCGGCACCGGGTGTATACGATGGGGCGACAGTGGGGGTACTATTCGGCCAACGATATCCGCGCGTTTGAAAATCTGAACCCGATACCCGGCGGCGATGTGTACCTGTCGCCGATGAACATGGTGCCATCAGACCAGATCGGCGCCGACGCCGCGAGCCCAGAGCCGCGAGCGTTACCCGCGCCGAATTATCACGCTATGGCGCTGCCCGTGATCCGCGACGCGTTCGACCGGATCGCGCGGGTGGAGGTCGACAAACTGCGCCGCGCGTGGCGTCGCGAGACTGAGTTCGGCGCCTGGCGGTCGAAGTTCTACCGCGGCCACGAGCGGCACGTTGCCGCGATGCTCGAGCCGCCGATCCGCATGGCCGCTGCGATCACCGAGCTACACGGCGATGCCCCAGACGCTGGGGGGGACCACGTCGCCGCCGAGATCGCCGCGGCGTACTGTGAGCGGAGCCGGGCCGAGATCGATGCCGCCTTTGCGGGTGGCGGTGATCCGGCTATCGCCTTCGGCCAGTGCCTCGACCGATGGGCCGCCGAACGGTCCGCAGACGAGGCGGCGGCGGTCCTGGCGGCCATGGGGGTGCAACGTGCCTAGCGTAGGACGAGCCGCACCGCTCGAGAGTCACGTGCAGTCTGTGTTGTTTGACAAGAAAACGTACACCCGCGCGGCTGCTGTCGCGTGGCTGGAGGATCACGATATGTATATCGACGGACTTGATGAGAACGAGAACCGTCTGCGCTATCGGCAGTATGACCCCGACGCTGACCGGTTCGAGTATCGCACCGCCGCCGAGGCGCCCGGCGTGGAGTTCGTGCGGGGTTTTGTGCGTTCGGACCGCCACGCTCCCCAGTTCGAGCGGCGGGCGTCCCAGAGCCTGGAGCTACGCCAGGAGGGCGAGCAGCCGCCGACGCTGGTCGGCACCCCAGTCGTGTACAACAGCCAGAGCGTAGATCTGGGCGGGTTCTATGAGATCGTTCGCCCTGGGGCGTTCGGCGCCGACCTGGGTCGCCATGACGTTCGTGCGTTGGTCGATCATGACCCGGCCCTGATAATTGGCCGCAGCAAATCCGGGACGCTTACGCTGTCCGATACGGCGGCGGGGCTGCGTGCCGAGATTGTGCCCCCGGACACGACGGCGGGCCGTGACGTGGTGACCAGCGTGCGCCGGGGCGACCTCGACGGAATGTCGTTTGGTTTTCGCGTGATCGAGGACCGCTGGCCCACAGCGACGCGAGACGATGGTCGGACCATCCGCGAGATCATCGCCGCCGAGCTGCTCGATGTGAGCGTGGTGGCCTATCCGGCTTACCAGGACACCGCCGTCGCCCTGCGTGCTCGAGCTACGGCCCAGGACCACGCGGCGACGGCTCAACGCGACCACCGGCGTCGGATGAGATGGCTGCGGATCCACGAAAACGCCTAGACCTATCCAGCTCGTTAACCCGCCCGGCGTGCCTTTCGGCGTCGTGCGGGTTTTTTTTTGTAAACGGCGCGCACCGTTTCCATACCGTTTCCATACCGTTTCCGGTTGCCAACGGGACGACGCCGTGCTATAATGACGGCGATACGATAGGCCGGTTCCTGGCGAGTTCCTTTGGTTCTCTGCCGGTAACCGTCAACAGCAAGTCGGACCACCTTCGGCGGCCCACTTCGCTAAGCGTGCTGTGTGTTTTTCTCCAAAGTTACACCCAGCCGTCAGCGGTGTGGGTCTGCTTTTTGGCTCCAGCCGCGGCGGCACAGTTGGAGCCCTATAATGAAATCTCAAGATCTGCGGCGCGAGTACGACAACGCCGTGACCGAGGCCAGACGGTTGTCCGACCTTGCGAAGGCCGAGACTCGCGATCTGACCGAAGACGAGGCCGATGCGTTCGATGCGGCTATGAATTTAGCCGACGACCGTTTGAGCGCTGCGAAGCGCGCCGAACGGCTCGAGCGTGCCGAGGACGTTCTCGCGGCACCTGCGACGCGCCACGTTCCCGATGCTGACCCGGGCACGCCATCGGCCCCCCTCCCCGAACAACGCCGCGAGCTGGCGCCTAGGGTGACGAGCCCCGCCCGGCATCTACGCGACGCTCGAGCGTGGGGCGCCACGACGCGCGAAGCGGACGCGAACTCGTTCGCTGCCGATCAGTGGGTTCGGGGTATGGTCCTGGGTCGCGCTGAGGCGCGCCAGTGGCTGACCGAAAACTCGCCTACCGAGTTTCGCGTGATGGAAGCCGGAAACAATCTAACCGGCGGCTATCTCGTGCCGCCCGAAATGGAACGGGTGATCATCGATTTGCGCGAGACGTACGGCATCGCTCGACAGCTATGCCGCCGCGTTCCGATGGCCACGGACACGATCTCGATCCCCCGCGTAGCGTCCGACGTCACGACGTACTGGGTCGGCGAAGCCGCAACCATTACCGCGTCCGATCCGGGTTTCGACCAGGTTCAGTTGACAGCGAAGAAGCTCTCAGCGCTCACCCGCGTGAGTAGCGAGCTGATCGAAGACTCGGCCTTTTCGATTGCTGATTTTCTCGCCCAGCACTACGGCGCCAAATTGGCAGAGGCAGAGGATGAGGCGTTCATCAATGGCGACGGTACGAGCACCTACGGCGGTATTGTGGGGGTAAAAGGGAAGCTCGACAATAACGAAGGATTCGCGGGCGTAGTTACTGCGGCCAGCGGTAACGATACATACAGCGAGATCACGGCCATCGATCTCACGTCGCTTCTGGGCGTTGCCCCGACGAACGCGTTGCCGAACGGCAAGTGGATCGCCAGCAGCACCGGTTTCAGCGTGACGATGGAACGGCTCGCCCATACAGCAGGCGGCGCCACGGTCACGAGCTTCGAGGAAGGTTTGCGGCATCAGTTTATGGGCTACCCCGTGGTGATTTCGCAGACGATGCCGACCTCGACCGCTGACCTGTCAGAACAGTGCATGTTCTTGTTTGGCGACTTCTCTGCCGGTGTTGTTTTCGGTGAGAGACGCGGCCTCGAGCTGGCGCAGTCTTCCGACGTTTACTTCACGTCGGACGAGATCGCGTTGCGAGCTACCTCCCGCGTGGACATCGGTTTCTTCGGGTTCGGCGACGCCTCGACAGCTGGCGTTGTTGTGGGCTTGATGGGCGACTAACTTTCCGAAAGGGGTTTTTGTTATGACAGTATCAGCTCAAAAGTTGATCGATACCGTCCTGCTTCGTCCGCAATTAGTTACGGACGGCGCAACGGTGACGGCGAATCTAGATTGTGCAGGCGCTGCATGGGCGAGCGTGCGGGTTAATTTGTCGACCGAAGAGACGACCCACGCCAACCCGTCGACGGTTTCGCTGCTCGAGTCTGACGATACGGTGGTCACGAATTTCGCGACCATCACGGCAGACCAAAGCGTAAACCTGGAGACGGGCCAGGAGGTCCGTTATGAGGTCGATCTGCTGGGCCGCAAGCGATACCTGCGGCTGAGTTACACCGCGGGCACTGGCACCGGTAACGACATCACCGTGAGCAGTATCGGCAGCCTCTCGCGTAACGTGGTCGCGCCTGCGTCCACTACGGCGATGGGCGACGACATTGTGGTCATCGTGTAACCGGCTCTATTCCCCTCCTCCCGCGCCCCCGTTTAGCGGCGGGGGCGTGGTTTATGGCGACGGACGGCTCGAACCACACGTGGCTTGCTGCGTTTCCCCGGTCGGGGGTGACGTACCTGCGTTTATGCCTCACTCGCATGACGGGGCTGCCGACGTACTGCGTATTTCCCGAGGAGGGCGAGCCGAACCCGCTGCCGTGGCGCCCGCAGTTAACCGCCGGGGCTGAGAATGTATTTGTAAAAACGCACTATCTACCGCACCATCGCCCAGACAACGCGGCTGCGTTGTACCTGGTCCGCGATGGCCGCGACTGCATCGTGTCGCTGGCCCATTTTCTCGCGTGGAATTATGGCGGGGACGTGATCGAGTACATGGCGCGCCTGATCCGGGGCGAGTACAAGTACCCGGTCCCCGGCGGCGAGTTCGTGCGGAGCTGGTCCGATCACGTCAATCTGTGGCTGACACGACCCGCGACGACGTGTCTGATGCGGTACGAGGATCTGGTCGAGGATCCGCGCGAAACTATATCGACCTCGTTCGCGCAGATGGGCATCGAGGTAGAGGTCCATGACCGGAAGGCGCCGACGTTCGACGAGTTGCAGGCGAATAACCCGCGATTCTATCGCCGCGGGGTTGTGGGCGCATGGCGTGACGAGATGCCAGAAAATTTACAAGCCGAATTTGAGCAGAGGCATGGGATCCAAGCCGAGCAAGGGGCGTACGCGTGAAGATCAATATAGGAGCGGGCCAGACTCAGCTCGACGGTTTCGTCGCGATCGATCGAAAGACAGGCGGCGAAGCGTTCCCGCTATCAAATGACGGCAAGCTGATCGACGCCGACAGTGCGGACGAGATCCGGGCCTCCCACATCCTCGAGCATTTCCCGAACGAAGACGTCGGCGAGGTGCTCAAGAACTGGGTCGACGTCCTAAAGCCGGGCGCCAGGATCAGGATCAGCGTTCCAGATATCGACAAGATTCTCGCCATGCGGGAAAGCGGGGACGACCAGTGGGCGCGTTATCTGATGGGCGGCCACATTGACGCCAACGATTACCACAGCGCGGTCTTTTCCTCTGACAGCCTCACCAGGGCGCTCGAGGACGTGGGCCTGGTGAACGTGAAGCCGTGGCATTCTGATAACACCGACATGGCCGCGCACGCGTGCAGCCTCAACCTGGAAGGCGAGAAGCCCAAAGACTGGGCCAAGGCGCTCGACGTGAAGATCAGCGCGTTGATGTCTATCCCGCGCTACGGGTGCAACGCTAGCCGCGGGTGTATCGAAGCGACTCTATCGCCGTTCCATATCCCCCTGCGGTGCTTCTCGGGCGCCTTCTGGGGGCACTGTTTACAGAATGCTTTCGAGGACACGATCGACGAGACGGACTGGTTCCTCGTGTTTGACTACGACACGATGTGTACGCCTGACATGCTTAGCCAGCTGATGACCCAGCTCGGGCAAAACCCGCAGATAGATGCGCTGGCGGCGATACAATGCCGCCGCCATGGCGGCACGCCGTTAATGACGATCGGTAAAAAGACCAGCGTCGAGATCGACGGCGCCCCGGTTCGGGTAGATACGGCACATTTTGGGATGACGTTAATCAGGACCGTGGCGCTGCGCCGGGTGGCGCTGCCGTGGTTCTGGGAAGTACCGCGGGCTTCTGGGGGCTGGCGTGACGATAAGACAACGCCGCACGGGCTACCTGTGGATGAGCGGTTCGCGCAGGTTGTGGGGTTGTATGGCGACTATTTCCAGAGCGGCAAGTACCACATCGACCCGGACATCTGGTTCTGGAAGCGGTGGGCCGAAGCGGGCAATACTGTTTACGTTGCGCCGTCGGTGAAGGTCGGGCACCTCGAGGAGATCGTCGCCGATTTTGACGACAGTATGGAACCGCGGCACAGCTACGCGCACAAGTGGCGAGAACGATATCAGAGCGAGAACGAGTGATATGACCAAAGACTTTCCGCGGTTGCGATTTGTCAAAAGTTGGTCGGTGTATACACCCGGCCAAGTTATTCAACCCCAGCCGCTCTACGGGCGCACGTTCGTAGATGCGTTGGTTAATCGCGGAATCTGCGAGATCGTGGACGAGCGCAAGGCCGCCGCGGTGGCCACGCCTGAGCGAGCGACGCGGTCACGTTCACGCAAACGGGGGCACAAATGGGCCTGACACAAACGACCGCACCGACCTCGGAACCGGTCACGCTTGAAGAGGCTCGAGCGTGGATTCGCGAAGAGGAGCATTATGAGGACGACCGGATTCTCGCGTTGATATCCGCGGGCCGCGATTACGTCGAACGCGTTACCGCGCGGCAGATTGTGACGGCAACCTGGAAGCTGACACAGTCGACCTTAAGCGGCGTGCTCGAGCTACCGCACCCGCCGCTTCAGAGCGTTTCATCGATCACCTATGTCGACAGCGCTGGCGCGACTCAAACAGTGAGCGCGAGCGTGTACGACGTTTTCGCCGACACCGAGCCTGGCCGCGTGGTCGAAGCGGCGAACCAGACCTGGCCTGCGGATGTCCGCGGCAATGAAGAGGACGTGGCTATCACGTTCGTGGCAGGATACACGGCGGCGACTGTTCCCGCGATCCTCAAGCAGGCGGTACTCGTTCTCGTCGCGCATTGGTTCGATCTACGAACGCCGGTACACATAGGCGCAACGCCGTCAGATATCCCGCTATCGTTCGAGAGCCTGGTCTGGGCCTATCGTGCAAAGGACTTCGCTTAATGATTCACCCAGGACGGCTCAAGCATCGCATGATTTTCGAGCGCTCGGAGATCGTCCGCAACGATTACGGGGAAGAGGAGCGCACCTGGCTCCCCGTCGTTACTCGCTGGGTCCACCTATCGAGCCGCGGGCGTGAGCTGTTCCAGGCTCAGCAGGTTAACCACCTAGTGACCCACACCGTCCGGCTTCGATTTACAGACAAGATCGACACGAGCTACCGCGGGCGATTGGGTTCGAGGATCTTCGATATCTCAACGCTAGCCGACCCCGACAACGCGCGCCGGGAGCTGGTCCTGACCTGCGTGGAGAAGACGTAAATGGCAAAGCTCGTTGATATTGGTTTAAAATTGCCCGAGGCGCAGGTTCGCCAGGTTACCCGAGTTCTAAAAAAACTCGGCCCGTCTTCACAGCGTCGCGTTTTACGTCCCGCCATACGTAAAGGTACGCGCGAGATCGCGACCGTGATGAAGAAAAAAGCGCACGAAATACGAGACACCGGCGCGCTTCAGAAGTCTATCGGTATAAACATAAAAAGCTACACCCGCGCCAATTTAGTGATCGGGTGGGCTGGCCCTCGCTCAGACTATCAGCCAGGCGGCCCCGGTACGCGGAAGCCTGCGTTATATGCGCACCTCGTCGAGTTTGGCACGGTGCATTCTGCGCCCAATCCATTTATCAGGCCGACCATCGACCAAGCAACGCCCGAGGTTACGGCGATCCTGGTGCGCGAAGTGCGGGCGAATATGAAAAAAGAGTTGCTGCGACTAAAGGCTAAGCGACGATGATCGAGCAAGCGATCTACAAGCTGTTAACAGAAGACGCGACGGTCCGCGATATTGTGGCCACTCGGGTCTATGCCCAGACGGCGCCGCAGGGGCGGGCGCTGCCGTTCATCACCTATACGCGGGTTAGTGGGATGCACTATCACGACATGACTGGCATCGAGGGGCTGGCGAATGTCCGCGTTCAGGTGGACTGCTGGTCCGACAAGTACGCGCAAGTAAAGCAGCTGGCCGAACGCGTCCGGCTTGCACTCGACGGTCACCAGGGCGACGTCGGTACGTTCGACGTTCGTTCTATTTTGCTCGAGTCTGACAACGACGCTTTTGTTTCACCGTTCCGGGGGGAGGACACAGGCGTGCATCGCCAAAGTATGGATTTTCAGGTTGTAGCTACGGAGGCTACCAGTTAACTTTTTTGGGGGTTTCTTATTATGGCTGATTCTGGGTTTGGTACGACGATAACGTGGGAAAGTGGCTTCCTCGGTGAAGTGATCTCGGTGGACTGGAGCGGCATCGCTCGCGAGTCGATCGACACGACTCACATGACGACCGCGAACAACGCGAAGACGTTCATGCCTTCAGATATCTACGACCCCGGCGAGGTTAGTGTAGAGATGGCCTTTAACCCATCGGCCACGCCGCCGATCACAGATGCGGCTGACGAGGTAACGGTGACGTTTCCCGCAGGCGATACGTGGGTTGCGTCCGGGTTCTTGACCAGCTTTGATCTAAACTCACCACTTGAGGACCGCATGACGGCTACGGCTGTGGTTAAGCTATCCGGCCAGATCGCGGTGACACCTGCATAACCTCACCCAATGATGAAAGGATCTTATTGTATGGCATTGACCCGCGAACAGATTCTTGATGCGCAGGATCTGCAAACAACGAGCGTAGATATCCCCGACTGGGGCGGGTCTGTTAATGTGCGAGTAATGACCGCGCACGAACGATCGCGGCTCGAGATGCACGTGAGCACCGCCAACAAGGGGCGTCACAACGGGCGCGGGGGGCTTGAAGTCTTCCGCGAGATGCTCACGGTCGAGTGCGTCGTTGACGATGACGGCAACAAGTTATTCACGCGCGACGATGTGGCCAAGCTGTCGAAGAAGTCGTCGAGAGCACTGGACGCCGTCGCCGACGTTGCTATGCAGATCAACGGCATGAAGGCCGCGGAGGTCGACGAACTTGTGGGAAAATCCGAAGCGATCAGCGCCGCCGGTTCGAGTACCGACTAGCGCTATCGCTCGGCTATGCGTCCCCGGCCACGATGCTCAAGCAGATGTCCGCGATGGAGCTGTCCGAGTGGGTTGCGTACTACGAGGTCGAACCGTTCGGCGAAGAGCGCGCCGATTATCGTTCGGCAATTATCGCGTGGGTTCTGGCGACGATCAACGCCAAGAAGGGCTACCGCCCGAAGGTTGAGGACTTCATGCCGTTTGTTGCGAAGGCCGTCGAGCCACAAAGCGCGGACCATATACGCGGAGTCTTCCAGATGATCTACGACGCATCGAAGGGGGCCGAGAATGCCGACCATAGCTAAGATGTCCGCGAGCTTGTCGCTGAACCAACGCGCCTTCTCGAAGGGTTTGGACCGAGCCACTAAGAATCTAAAACGGTTTGCGACGAAGGTTGCACGCACGGGGCTCAAAGTCGCGTCCATCGGCGGCGCTCTCGCGACGGCTTTGGCGGGCGGTGGGATGCTGTTACTGATTAAACAGCAGATGAAAGCGATCGACGAGATGGCCAAGCTGTCCGACGTCACCGGTATAACTACCGAGGAGCTGGCCGGGTTGCATCTAGCCGCCCAGATAACCGGCACCGAGACGCAAACGATGAACAAGGCGTTACAGATATTTGTGCGCCGACTTGGCGAAGCCAAGCAGGGGCTCGGTGAAGGGTTGCGAGCGTTTGAGAATTTCGGGTTGGACGCTCACCGGTTAGCGTTTATGAGTACCGGAGACGCGTTGAAGATCATGGTGGAAGAGATCAGCAAATTACCCACAAAGGCCGATCGGGCGGCGGCGGCTTATCAAACCTTCGGGCGCCAGGGGGTGGAGCTGCTTAACTTTTTAGAGTTGGGCGCGGACGGCATTGATGAGTTTGTAAAAGAGGCCGACAAGCTCGGGCTGGCGTTCTCACGTAGGGAGGCGTTCCATGTGGAACAATTCAACGACTCGCTTAAGAGAATGCAGATGGTGTTCGTTGGTATCGCGCGAACGATCGCCAAATTCGTCGCCCCGTGGGTCTGGACGTTAACCGAATCCTTACGGGGGTGGATACAGACGTTTGACTTTTCGGGAAAGGTCGCGGGGTTCTTTAATAACCTCTCGACCGGTCTCGCTACGGTTCTTAACTGGGTATCAGCCCTAAAGGTCGGCTGGATCCAATTAAAAGTCGCCGCACTTGACTCGATGACCGCGTCCATCGAGGCGTTCCAGTCTACGTCTAAGAAGATGGCCGATGCTCAAGTCGGTCTGGCGACCATTATGCTAAAGAGATTCGGGAAAGATGCCCCGCAGTGGGCTAAAGATTTCATGCATATCTTAAGCAAGAACGTCGAAGCCGACCGGAAGCAACGCGAGAAAAGTCAAAGCACGTCCGCGCTCGATATGTTCAAGGCTAATCTAACCGCAGCCAGAGACGAGCTGGTTAAGCAGCGAGAAGCGCTCGAGGCCGCAATGGTAACGCGGCAGGCCGATATACA